CTTGCTATACTTGGGGTCGCAGGAACTTGTCTTGCTTCTCTTGGCTATGGTGCAATCCGCACAAAGCTTAAGGCACAGCAGCTTGCAGTTGATGCACAGGCACTCACTGTCCTGCATGAAGGAACCAAGAAAACAAAAAAGTCCTAACCAAGATCGTGGCTGCGCTGGATGAGGCGGAGGCACTTCCTGAGAAGCTTGGGCGAGTGGATCTGGTCGTGGATTACCGCCATATGCACCTACTGGTCGGTGCCCGGTACATACACAGGATTACACAGAACTTATCCGCTACCGCCGAGGCGTGGGCCTCCGATAAAGACTACGCCGCCAGTGGAGGAATTCGCTGGAATTTTTGACGAACCTCCCCTTCCTATGGTTATTTTACCTAACGGGGAGCAGATGGATCTGTATGACTTACACGTTGTCAATCAAATTCGTGCTGTGGATGACGGGCGCTATAAGGCCCTATTGTGCCCGGAAAAGATTGTAGTCCACCGGATAGGTCCAGATTTAGATTGCAGAGTGAATGATTGCCATTATTGCCAAACAGAACATGCACATACAGATAAAAGTCATAGCTTCGCCCTTCACGTTTGCCGATGGTTCCAGACGCATCCCCGGCTCGGCCTGACCGGAGGCGCGAACCCGTACCACTTCATTATCGACTTTGACAAGACTGAACAGGCACTTTGTTTAGACGAATGTGGTGCCCACGCACGTCGGTGGAATTCTAAAAGTATAGCCATTGCAGTGAGGGGAGACTTTAATTACAGGCACCCAACACCCTACCAAAAAAGCGCCCTCTACCAGCTCTGCTGCCTCCTGAGTCTGCATTTAGGTTCAATAGATATCTGGGGTCACACTGAGCTGCCCGGAGCCACCAAGGACCCAATGAAGAGATGCCCGGGGGTCTATCTCAGGATGGAGCAATTCAGGGAGGTGGTGCTGGATAAGTTACGAGGGAAAATGAGGGACCACACTAAGGAGGAGATAAAAGAGATGCTTACATCTTGCGGCATTGCTTCTGATGGTATAGTCGAAGTTATAAAATGAAAAACTTAAAGTGCATCGTTCTCCTGAGCGGGGGGCTGGATTCAGCCACCACTCTGGCTATGGCAAGGGATTCTGGTTACGCCGCCTATGCCATCACCTTCAGCTACGGGCAGCGCCACGATGCAGAGGTGGCTGCGGCCATAAAGATCGCTAAGCGTTTCGGTGCCGAAGAACATGCAGTTGTAAATATAAACCTACGCCGATTCGGCGGCTCGGCGCTAACCAGTACTGAAATCGATGTGCCTAAGTCCAGAAGCATTGAGGATATGTCAAAGGGTATTCCGGTTACATATGTACCAGCCCGCAACACGCTTTTCTTAAGCTATGCGCTTGCTTGGGCCGAGGTCCTCGGGGCCAAAGATATCTTTATTGGTGTCAACGCGGTGGATTATTCGGGCTACCCGGACTGTAGACCCGAATACATAGACGCTTACCAGACGATGGCCAATTTGGCCACCAAAGCCGGGGTAGAGGGACAAGAGCCAATCGAAATCCACACCCCACTTATTGATCTAACCAAAGCCGAAATCATCGCAAAAGGTATAGATCTCAATGTCGATTATTCGATCACCGTAACCTGCTATGATCATAAGCCAAACGGGAAAGCCTGTGGACAATGTGATGCGTGCCTCTTGCGCCTTAAAGGGTTTAGTGAAAACAAGATACAAGATCCAGCACCCTATAAAGAACCACCACTCACCGAGTCGGTATGAAGAAATTTCACGGGATGAGCGGAGCCGGTTCTTTGCGGGATCAAATATCACTCGCCACAAATCGACACATCTTTGTTTCGTATGAGAGAGATCACTGTCTGCCGTTAGTCGCTAGTGTTTGCGATGGATTTGCTCTTGATAATGGAGCATACAGCTCTTGGAAGAAGGGGGAACCGTATGATTTCTCCGGGTTTATCGACTTCGTTACGCAATGGTCAAGACATCCATCGTTTGAATTTGTTGTTGTGCCAGACATTATTGGCGGCACAGAGGATGAAAACGATCACCATATTGAAAAATTTAATCTATCTATGGTGGATCATAAAATGCCCCATATAGATTCTGCTCCAGTATGGCATCTGGATGAAGGACTCGATCGCCTTGATCGACTTGTTGATGGGCATAGGTTGATTTGTCTAGGGGGATCGCCGGAACACTCGCTTTATAGCAAGCCTTGGTATGCTAGAATAGATCAAGCATTCTCTGTCATCTGCGATCAGCTTGGCCGGCCCCGGTGCAAAGTTCACGGTCTAAGAATGCTCAACCCGGATTGTTTTTCCAGATACCCTTTCCACAGCGCCGACAGTACAAATGCAGAGCGCAACGGGGGAATAGGCGTTGAGAGGTTTGGGCAATACCCTGCGGCAACGAGGGGTCAAAGGTCTGCCGTCATCGCCGGGCGCATCGAGTCGGCGCAATCTTCTTCAACTTTCGATCAGACCCATAAGTTTATCGGAATAGCATGAGGAATTTAAATATGGATATTTATAAAGAGTTTAGTTTTGAAGCGGCACACCGACTGCCGCACTGTCCACCGGGTCACAAGTGCCGACAGTTGCACGGTCATTCTTTTTTCATCAAAGTTTTTGTTTCAGGTAAACCCGATCCCGTTTTGGGATGGATACAAGATTTCTCTGAAATAAAAGATGCCTTTGCCCCGATCTTTGATCAGCTAGACCACCGTTTCTTAAACGAAATAGATGGTCTGGAAAACCCAACAAGTGAGGTTTTGGCTGTCTGGATCTGGGACAGGATGATTACAAACCTGCCTAGTCTCAGTCAAGTTATCGTTAAAGAAACGTGTACATCCGGGTGTATCTATCGTGGACCAGAGTGAGATATTACGCTAGGGACTGGATAAAAGAGATGCTTATGTCTTGCGGCATTTCTCCAGAGGGTGTATAAGATACTTGTTACCTCTGGTCGCTCGGGGACTCTCCAGTCAGGGATACCTGAGCGGCCAATTAACCGTATAGGTCCACCCATTCTTCTTTAGTGTAAGAGTCTTTGGGTGCGTCGAGCCATTCATCCTTAGCTGTAGACAGCGCCAAGTAGCGGCGAAGATTTCCCATACTCTTCTCTTTATAGTCAACCCACATCACAAGCATTGGCATAAGGTCGGAGAGCATCAGGGTTGCGGTTGCTTCTTCACGATCGTCACGACACACAGCTATGGGCATTCGGCAGTCCTCCTCTTCCCGGACATCTCTGGCTATGAAGGCCTGACGCAGAGCAGCCTTTATGTTGGTCTTCTTCCCGCGCTTCGCTTCAATCCAAAAGTGTGGCATCTCCACATCCGGGCACTCGCTGCCGTCGCGTGTTTGCCCAAGGCCTCTCTTAATGGTGAGGTCAGGGAAATGTTTCCTGAACAAGTGAACGAGTTCTCTCTCATAGTTATGACCTTTGTTTCTACTTCTTGCACCACTCATCGGCATTTCCTTTCAGTTCGCTTTGGCAATTAAGGGCTGAGTTATAGAATGTCTTCCCATCATACATCATCTGGTGGGCACATCCGATAACAAAGAACCGGACAATCGTCACTAGAATTACAATCACTAAAAATCTTTTCACTAGAACCTCACAAATTTATCAATGGGAAAATGAGCTGCTGGCTCGATATCATCTGGGTCTCTGGTCTTGTTTGTGCGGGCACCCCATAATATTGTAGCGTCCTTCATGTCAACCCTCATCCAGCGCAAGTCATCATCCCACATGACCGCGATGAAGAATGGAATGTTGGTAACCTCTGCCATCGTCACGCCATAGATAATCTTTCCCAGACTGAACAGCGCGGTAGGGTAGTGTCCGAACTTGTGGTGTCTTCTTTTGAACTCCACCCACCCGGTAATCTCCTTGCTGCCCTTCTTACAGGCGGCGAAATCTAAGCGATAGGATATGGGTAGCTTATAGAAATCATATTGCTTGACGTACTTCTGCGTGAAGAGCTTCTCATTTTGAAGGTCTTTCTTTGTTTCGTACCTTGGCCTCATTCTTAAGCCACTTCCTTTGTGCGATATCAACCTCATACTTTAACCCCTTTAGGTGCTTCCCGTCCAAAACGGCAACATTCCTCATTTTGTTAATCTGGTAGTTAATTCGCTCAAGGCGTGCTTCTAGGTGCCGCTTCTTCTTGATGTACTTCTTCAGACGATCTTTCCGAATCGACATTCTTTTGCGGAGATACGCTTGGTCCGTCCAAAGCCCCTCTAATGATGCCACGTACTTTCTCCAAATTCTCCTCGGGAGTGCCTTTATATTCCTGTGCGAGAAGTTTTTGTTTTTCTTCAACCTCGGCCAAGATCTTATGTCCCGGACCCGGAGGTAGCCCGGTCTCTACCTGTCGGGGGTTGTCCTTGTCAAATGTACCCGGCAATGGGAGCAGTGAGTCTGGACTCAGCTTGGCGTTATACATCACCACATAGTCTGCGATGAACTGCCGGCGGATGAAGGACTCGAAGTGTTCCGCTGGCTGTGTACATATGCGACCCCACCCACCTTGATTCCTGATGGTGGCGTTGATTATTGGATCGTCAAAGTCTACGCAGGAGTACGCGCCAATGCTCTTCGCGGCTCTGGAGACACACCCCCACGCGAGTATTGCCCGCTCCTCTGGGTTCATATCTGATTTGGTAAGGATATCCAGAAACTCGGAAGGCTTCGGCATCCATTGGGACTTCTTTACATGCTCAGACGCAGCGACGGAGATAAGGTCTATGCGATGGTGCTTGAGTGCCTCCCAGTAAAGAGTGATCGACACGCGAGAAAGCTCCGCGTTGTATAGGTCTGATAGGCCAGTTAATATTTGTAGAAATTGCGGTTTGTCCTTGTTAATCATAGTGTTACCTCTGTTTAAGTTTGTATAATGACTCTTCGTTATGAAAAATCTCCTTTACTAAATTAGCTTCGATTAGAGACCGAATCCCTTTGGCTACCTTCGAGTTCGTCATACTCAAGTAAGAAGATAGCTCCGGCAAGCTCATTGCCGCTTTATTCTCCGCCAGCGCCATTAAGATAGTCGCTACAGAGCGCCCAAAGAATGGACGGTGTTTGTTATAGGCGTCAATCCCCTCTTGATTCATCTGGGTCCCTCCTCTTTGTAGTATAGAAGACGGTCTGCCCAGTCGTACGCAGACCCCGGGTTGTTCAGGGTTCCTTCCGGACCTTTGACAAGATAGACCAGCGCGAAAACATCACGCAACCCGATAGTATTAATAGGGATATCGTAGAGATACCCCTTATACTCGTCAAAATGCTCTGTAGCCGGTTTGTCTGCTTGTTCCATAGTCTACTCCGTTTCTTTGTTCTCTGACGCTTGAGAGGCTTCTGTGCGCTTCTGAGCGTGTATTCTGTTGTGACATCCCCTGCACACCCAGCGTACGTTGAGGAAGTCTTTTCTTTCATAGCTGTCGTGATGTCCATCTGGTCTGCAAGTGATGCCACACAATTCGCATGTTGTCGGTCTAGTGAGAAAGCCGAACTCGACGGCGAAGGCAACTGCTCTTTGGGCTGCTCGTTTCTCTGGGTTTTTTCTACGCCACTCTCGTACTTGTTCACGCTTGGTCTCCTTATTTTCTCGCCAGTGCTTGCGCCGGGAGATTCTTGTGCATTCAGCACACTCACTTCGCCGCCCATCCCGCCGCGAGGGGTTGCGGTGAAACAGGTGTACTTCCTTCTTCGCGCCGCACACGCTGCACGTCTTCGTCATCCGAGAGCCAATCCTGCGCCGCAGTGAGAGTGCGGGCAGTCTTTGGTTTTAAGGTAGACGTTTTTGGTCTGTCAAAAATCGCTATGAACATATCGAGCTTCTCTCCAGACCTAACCACAAGCTCTAGCTGTAGATATTCGGTCTTATGTTTATTGTCTCCGAGGTGGAATGGGCTGATGTGTTGACCGTCAATAGCTCGGCATATTTCCTCATAGGTATAGCCTTCAAGGAGGCGTCCTTCGATCTTTTTATAGATGCTGGAATTTTTTTTTGTGGAGCGCATTGCCTTGGGGTGATATTTCTGATAATGAGATATTATATTATATATAGTATTAAATGTATCCAGATTTGTATTACTCTTTTCCTTCAAACATTCCTTCTTTTCTTTTATCTTACTTTTCTTTTCTTTGATTAGTTTTTGCGCTCGCAGCAGCTTGGCCATTGCAGCCGCAACCAGTGCTTCTATTTCGTCAATATTTTGACACATTGTTACCTCTTTAATTGTTCTATTTCGTCCCTTAGTTCACGCAGTATGGTCTTTGCCTCTCGCCGTTCTTCTGCTAACTGGGTACGGAGTGTTCGATAGGCTTTAATCATGTAGAGCATGTCTCCTGCTGCATTCTTAAGGAAGTCTTGTAGTTCGTCAGTGAAGGCAGCGTCATTACCATCGATAAGAATCTGCAATAGCGCCCGCTTTTCTTCATTTACTCGTACTCCGGTATCTATTCGCCTAAAACTCAGCCAGAAGGCATTCGAGTTGTTCATCCGATCTTCGATCGAAATCAGGCGTTCTTTGATTCCTTTTGCCACGCTTAAATCTCGCCTTCCCAGCTCTGATTTGTGCAAGCAGCTCTTCGCGGGAATCGGGGAGGAGCTTGTCTCCCCCCCTCCGCTGAAGCACCCACGTTCTACGACTTGCCGGAATTTTGCGGTGGACATACTCGACCGCCTTTTCAAAATCACTGCAACTGAACTCCAGTACCGTTTCCGGTTCATCGTTGTCTTCTGACTGGTAATATACTTCAAACTTCATGTGACCGCCAAATTCTGGTTAGAACGGGGCACTGCCCATTGGTTCGGGTTGACCATCTGGCCAATCCCGCTCTTCACCACTGACCTTGCTGGCGATATAGAATCGCACCTTGGGCCACTGATGCTCTTTGTCGGGGTCTCCAACGAATGCACCCTTTCCACCCAGTCCAATGATGTCGCTAGTGTCTTCTGGCTTACTCGCCGGGTCTAGGCCGATGGATTTGAGGAAGGCCTCATATCTAGGCTTCGCCGGGTCTGTAAAGAACACGCGCTCATAACAGGTGAAGGTCTTACCACTCTTGTAAATACCTTCAAGTGTTAGGTTAATTCCTTGCTTACCTGTAGAGTATGTAGTTGCTTCAGCTTCCTTGACACTAAAGTCATACTCACCATCCGGGAATACAAATTGTTCTTGTCCCGGTCCTGTTGTTGATACCTTATTGAACCCTTGCGGGTAGTCTAAATTTCCCATTTACTTCTCCACTCTCTTGCTCATCAGCCAGTTGACCAGTGAGTCTAGTTTAGTTTTGCCTAGACCAGAGAAGGCGTCACCACTAAAGGCTGGCTTCACTGGCAGACCCAATCTGTCTGCTACAATTTTTTTATCATCTTCACCAACGTGCTTATAAAGCTCGACGGCTCGTACGATAAGATCTCCTATTACATCTTTTTTTAGTGCAGAGGCATAGCTGCTGTAATCAAAGAGTACTTGGCTCGGCATCTCGTACCCAGCTCGGCTCTTCACTATTCGCCCCGGCTCTGGCTCAAAATACATCCAACGCTCTGAGCCTCCTGAAATAGCTTTCACTTTTTCACCCTCTCTACTGACAGTTCTGACCACGCTGGTAGCGTGAGCAATT